GCTGGTGGAACCTTCCAGCTGCAGATCCCTCTCACCACCGTAGGGTAACTGCCACAGGCCGAACGCCGGACGATTCTGTTACCCGGGTGGCCAACTGACAGTCCGTCAGGAAAACGAGCCGACATGCCAAATGAGCGTCAGTGGCTCAAGGTCCGCGACTTTCTGACATTCCGTCCGAAAGAGGTCCTTGAGAACAAGCGATTCTTGTTCGAATGCAAGGATGCCAAGTCCGAGACGGGCAGCAGCCTGCTTGTTCGCGTCGATGCGACGCATGCCGGTCTGGTAACCGGCAACCGTAAGTTCTACCGTCCTGATTTCATGCAGGACTCAGTCCACAGCTGGCTCCCCAAGGGCAAACCTGCCCGGCCGGTGCTGCGAGGACACAGTGAGGATGGCGAGGTTCTGGGCCGCGTTCGCGAGGCCAAGTACATCGATGACTCCTGGCAGTATGCGAAGGACTTTCCGATCCTTCGGGATTCGGTCTTCTACAACCGGGACTCCCGGGCACGGAAGCTCGACCTCTTCAAGACTGTCAACTGGATCAGCGACAACCTGATCCCACTGTCTGACTATCGCGGTCTCGGCCATATTGAACTCGGCCTGACGGTCACGAATCCGGAAGCGATCCAGAGGATCCTCCGCGACGAATACCTTTGCGTTTCGGCCGGCGCCATCACCGACGAAGCGATCTGCTCAATCTGCCACACCGATTGGGCTTCGAACGACAAATGCGAGCATCGCCCTGGGCAGCTCGTTGATGGCCGCCGGATGTTCATTATCTCCGGACGCTTCCGTTACGAGGAGCTTTCCTTCGTCAACTTCGGCGCGGATCCATTCGCCGCAGTCAAGGCCACGGAGTTGAAGGACTCCCTCGAGAAGATGTTCTTTCTCGGTCTGCCGATCGGAGACCAGGACCACATGGTCGAGGCGGGCCTCAAACTGACCGACAGTCTGTACGAGTCGGACATCCAGATTCAATACGAGGAACCCGAGATGACGATCGATCTGGCTGCGATTGAGCAGACCATCAAAAGTGCCGAACTGACCGCGACCGATGCATTTGCTGTCCGCGATCAGCTCCTGGCCTGGACTCCCGAGTCGGAAGACGACAAGAGCAGCAAGCGCAGTTTGCAGTCGACTCTGACCGCGAAGATCCGCAAGAACAGCTGGAAGCAGGAAGCTGCCGCCACTGTGACCGATGCCGCCGCACCCTCCGCCGAGGAATTGGCGGCCGGTGGAACCAAGATCGCCGATGACGGCGCAATCAGCGAGGCCCTGGCCGAGGCTGCAGAAGATTGTGAAGACGGTGTCTGCGACTGGGAAGGCTACGACCTGACCGAGGACGACAAGAAGTTCTTCGCCGATGAGCAGAAGGTATATGACGAGCTGTGCGTCGAGTTCGACGCCGCCGTCGCCGCCGGCGAGTTGAAGGATGCACAGATCAAGGACGCCAAGCTGAGCGCGGAAGCGCGCGGCAAGCTGGGCGGCAAGGCATTCTGCGGTCCAGGCCGGAGTTTCCCGGTTGAAGACTGCGCCCACTATACCGCCGCCCTCCGCCTGTTGGATCGGGCCAAGGTCAGCGATGGGACGAAGTCCAAGATCAAGGCCTGCGTCGAACGCAAGGGTAAGACCCTGAAGTGCGGAGTATCCGCCGTCAAGGACGCCGCGCCCGCCGCGGCCGCAGAGGTCACGATCAGCGACGAGCTGAAGAGCCTGGCAGTCGGTGTGAAGCTGATCGACTCGGTTGAGAAGGCTGAAGCAACGCCCGAAGCCAAGGCCATCCTCGAGCACTACGAGGGCCTGGACAAGCTTCACGGCAAAGCGACTCCGGAACTGTGCTGGAAGATGGAAGACCTGCACGGAGCCATCGGCGAACGCTGGGGCAAGGACCGCTGGGTCGGGTATGCGAAGCAGACTGTCGCCAACCACGTCAAGGACTCCAAGCTCGTCACCAATGACGAACTGGCACTCAAGGATGAGGCCGTCGTCACCCAGGAAGCCGAGATCACCACGCTGAAGGATTCGCTCAAGGTCAAGGACCAGTCGGTTGCGAAGTTCTTCAACGACTCGAAGCAGAGCCTGGCCACCACGATCGTCATGTCCCATGTCCTGCGCGGCAAGGAAGGCTTCACTGGCCTCGACGTCGCGAAGATCCAGGACAAGATCAACGAGTTCGCGAAGCGGCATATCACCAGCCTGCGCGACTCGGTCACCGACATCCTCAATGAGCTGCCCGGTTTCAAGCCCGCGGCGGCCGCACCGGAGGCAGCGGGCAAGGACCCGGCCACCACGGTAAACGACAACGCACATGTAAGTGACGCCGACGGCTACGTTGCCGGCGGGCCCATCCCGGAACTGAAGGCGCAGGACGCCGTGAAGCTCAACCGGATGCTCTCTTACATCACCGATGCACCTGCACGCGCGCGGCTCATCGCGGACGTGAAGTGGGGTCGGACGCAGCTCAGCTAACCCAGCGTTAGCACAAGGAGATTCAACTCATGGCATTCGATATCAACATTCAGTACACCGGCAAGATGTTTGGCCAGGATCGGCGTGGTCACACCACCCCCGATCTGGAAGCGTCCGAGCCCATCCGCCCGTGGCTGCCTGTTCCCTTCCCCGCGCCTTACCTCCCGGCCCTCCGCCAGGATCAGGGGCACCCGAAGTTGGCGTCTGTCGTCCTCAGCTCGCAGCATCTCGTGGGCCAGGACAAGAGCGGCGCGCTTGTGCCCGCCGGCCTCTTCTGCGGCTCGACTCCTTCCGGGTCGAACAAGTATTGCGTCCTGCAGTTCAGCTCGGGCCTGGCCGATGAGTTCACCGTCGACCCGCGCACCGGTGGGCCGGTGACGCCTGGCGATCACTGCCTCCTGGCAGCTCCGATCGACGCAGCGCCTGGCAACATCACGCTGCCCATCGGCGTCACGATCGCCATCTCGGCGAACGACATCACCTGGGCTCACGCCTGCAACCTGTTCCCGGCGGTTCAGTCCGGCGGAGCTGGCGCGACGGCATACTCCTACGGCGTGGCGCGCCCCATCGGCGTGGCTGTCCGCAACGTGCTCCAGTACATCGGCGGCGTGAAGGTGCTCGACACGACCCTGACCGGCGGCATCCTGTATCGCCTCGAGGGCATGGTTCCGACCGGCTTCCAGGTCAACAACTACATGCACGAAATGGGAACGGCCATCCAGACCCAGTACGTGCTGCGCGTGCCATGGGTTGGCGCTGCGCCGAACACCCTGCAGGGCTATGCGACGGCCGACGGCATTCGTGGCTTCGTCCAGGGCTACGGCCTGAGCTTCGCCCACTACACCGGCACTCCCCAGGTCGGCAACGGAGTCACGTTCTCCCAGCAGAATGGCGATTGCGGCAACTACTCTGACTTCAACGCCACCGTCAACACCCCGGTTGACCTCATCGGCCGCATCATCGGCGTGATGAACATGATCAACAAGATCGGCTTCTCCAACCGGATCAAGACGCTCTGGGATCCAGCGCGTATGACTGGCCCGATGGTCGATCCGAACCCCGCGTCGATCATGATGGGCGGCTCCGCCACCGGCGGCCTCCCGTACGACCTGAACCTGACCACGGACGGCATCTACAAGCAGTCCCTGCTTCAGAAGACGGCCGCTCGCCCGGAGTACGGCACCTACGTCCTCGTTCGCGTCAACCTGTAAGGCGACCGAACCAACAGTTTGTTCGTGTGGAGAATCCTGTGCCGCAGATCGTGATTACCCAAGGTCAAGCGTACCTCCGGGGAAATGGTCTGCGGTGCCTGGCTCCTCGATACGACGATGCCACCCGCAAGTGCAACACGCTCGTGGTGAAGAAGAACTCGGCCGGTGAACTTTCCGGGGCCTTCCAATGCCCCGAACGCCGCTGCCACCAACACATCGAGGTCGAGGTTCGGCACTAAGCCGAACTTCCCTTCGTGAATCCAGCACCACCCAACACCTGCACGGTCCCGCGCGGACCAGCTCGCCCTCAGGAGGGTATTTTCACCATGGCAAATCGCAAGCAGACACCGGAAGAGTTCCAGGCCGAGCTGAAGCTTCAGGACCGGTTCGCGACCATTTTCCGCAGCAATGGGTACGATCCCGAGACCGGCGACCCGATGGACATCAAGGATGCTCTGGACGTTCAGAACGCAGCCTTCATGATTCCTCGCGCGCTGACCCAGATCGTGCAGGAAGGCATCGAGCCGATGCTCATCGGCACGAACCTGCTCCAGAAGGTCCAGTACAAGCCTGGAATGACGACCGTCTTCCCCGCCATCGAGCCCCTGCGTGCGGACGAAGCCGGCGACGGTATGGATCTGCCGATCTACAACATCAACATCGGCGGCGCCCAGTCGTTCGGTGTGACCGTCAAGCGGCATGGTCTGCGCTTGAAGATCGCGAAGCGGTTCGTCGACGAGTCCAGCTACCCCTGGATCAACTTCTGGCTGCGCCTGGCCGGCAACGCGCTGGCACGCCACAAGGAAGAGTACATCTTCGATTTCATCACCCGCCTCGGCACCGTTGTCTTCGACAACGATGTGAACGCTCGCATGACCACGAACACGGTCGGCCAGCCGATCAAGGGTGTGACCACGGGCCGCAACTACAAGGGCGTGCTCAACGGCTCCATGACTGTCGACGACATCTTCGACATGTACGCGGCTGTTCTCCTGAACGGCTTTGTGCCCGACACGATGCTCGTCCATCCGATGGCCTGGCTGATGTGGGTCAAGGATCCTGTGATCCGCGAGTTCGCGATCCAGGCTGGCGGCGGAAGCTTCTTCGCCCAGTGGACCGGCAACCCCGCGGTTCTCGGCAACAAGTTCTACAACAACAACGGCCTCGGTCTCGGTCAGGGCCAGACGGGTCAGTACGTCGAC